CATTGTTTCTCTGCTTTGTTTGGAGCAGAGCTTATGTTTACTTGGCGTCATCAAGATAAAAAACTTATTATCCATAGAAAAATTAAAGCACCTGACAACTGTGTGCTTTGGTGCTATAACTATAGAACAGATGAAGGTTTGTTAACTGATCAATATGCTGGTCCTTGGCTTAAAGACTATGCATTATGTCATGCAAAACTTATGATAGCTGAAGCACGTGGTAAGTTTACACAGATTGCAGGACCACAAGGTGGAACAACAATGAATGCAGATCAGCTTAGAACTGATGCAATGACTGAGATAGACAAATTAGAAACTGAGCTAACATTATATAATGATGGACAAAGCGGCTTAGGTTTTGTTATTGGATAATATACATGTATCAATGCAATGTTGCATCAGATGTGCCTGGTTGGGTAGATCCACTACAACACAAGTATTATCAAAAAATAGTTAATCAATTACCAGACAATCCTAAATTTTTAGAAATTGGATGTGGATGGGGGCGTAGTACTTGGGGCTGGCTTGATGTATTACCGCCAACTACTGAATACTACATAGTTGATTTGTTTATGTTAGATTATAAAACACTTAAACATGAGCAGTTGGATTACTTGATGCCATATACAACTGAAGTAAACAACTATTTAGATGATTCCTATTCTAATAACAAAACTCAACAAGATATTATGATAGAATTAATATCACAGCATCAAAATTATAATATTATAAAAGATATTATACCAGTATCATTTCAAGATTCTAAACAACAAATACAAAGTATACAATTTGATGGTGTATATTTAGATGGAGATCACACATACAAAGAAGTGTATGATCAACTTGAATACTTTAAAGATGTTTCAGTACTATGTGGCGATGATATACATTGGCAAGAAGTAAGAAATGCATTATTTGACTGGGCAGAAAAATTTAACAAAGAACCTAAAATAGTTCCAGGTTGCAATATGTTTGTTGCAAATTATACTTCTTGACAAATTCCTAATATTCCACTATAATATATTAAAGTTATAGGAGATTTCATTGAAAAAAGTAATTGGTATATGTGGGCTTATTGGACACGGCAAAGATACAGCGGCCGGATTCTTAATTGAAGAAGGATTTCAGCGTATCAGTTTTGCAGGTGTGCTAAAAGATGCATGTGCTAATGTATTTCAATGGGATAGAATACTACTAGAAGGTAACACACCCGAAAGCAGAGTCTGGAGAGAAACTGTTGACGAATGGTGGGCCGAACGTTTAAGTATTCCTAACTTCACACCCAGACTAGCACTACAGCAAGTAGGCACAGATGTTATGCGTAGACATTTTCATCCAGACATATGGGTAGCGGCATGTGAACGTCAAATTGCAATGACTGAAAAGAATGTTGTTATAAGCGACTGTAGATTCTTCAATGAATTAAATGTAATTAAACGTTTAGGCGGAACAACAGCCGTTGTATGGCGAGATAGTGAACCCGAATGGTGGGGCTCTGCTTGTAAGGCAAACATAGAACACGCACCACAGCTAATGGAAACACAATATCCAAGCGTTCACCCTAGTGAATGGAGTTGGGCAGGTTGGACATTTGATAGACAGATTAATAACACAAGCACATTAGAAGATCTACGTCAACAAACGCTAAAATACTTATTGTAATAAATACATACTATACAATAAGGAATACTCACAATGCGAAACAATTATTACAACGATCCATCGTTACAAGAGTTATCAAGTTGTCAACGAAACTTTGATCAAACCAAGTCCATTGAGCCCGAAAAAATAGCTATATTAGATGAATGGGCGTCAAAGCCACCACAACAAACAAGCGATAGATATGTTGCTGTAATTAAAATTAGCAATTTAGAATGTATGCTAGAGTTAAGCAAACTGTGTTACCCCGATTTTGGATTGGAACCAGACAACCCAGATAAAATATATCAACCACAAATAAATGGATCTATATGTTATGTTTATACTTTAGAAAGAGGTAAAGATATATATCCCAGCCAGTTTTTTTCTGGATTTGAATCAGGGTTATTAGTTGCAAAAGCAACACAATTAGGACTCAAAACAGGATTTACAAAATGTATACCACATAACTTCTTAGAATGGGATAGTTGGAAAACCAAATGGAATATACCTCAAATTCATCACAAATTTTCTTTTGCAGTAAGCGTAGGTTATCCTATTGAAGGTAAACCCTATTACTGGTCAAATGATGAAAACACAGCGCAAGGAGAAGGTATTGAACATTACCATAACGTTCCTGATTGGGCAAATCTTACTATAGTTGAATAATAAACTATATACTTAACTCTGTAACCACCCCTTTTTATAGCACCTTCGATAAATACAAGTAGACACGATTCTACGTACTAACTAAAGGAGCTAAATCATGGCAAATCTTGTTTCACCTGGAGTACAGGTAACAATTACAGACGAATCAGTATACGGCCCAACTGGAACAGGCACAGTACCAATGTTATTCATTGCTACAGGTCAGGACAAAGTTGACCCAACTGGTACAACAACAACGGCAGCACAAACTGTCAAAGCTAAAGCTGGAAAACCAGTTTTAGTAACATCACAAAGAGAACTAACACAAAACTTTGGTAACGTTGATTTTCATAAAGTTGGCGGTACAGTTCAACAAGGTGATGAAACTAACGAATACGGCTTACTAGCTGCATATTCATTTTTAGGTCAAAGTTCAGCTGCGTACATTGTACGTGCAGACGTTGATTTAACAGCACTACGCCCACAAAGCTCAGCACCAACTGGTCCTGCAGCAAATGGAACAAATTGGATTAATCCAAGCAAATCAAATTGGGGATTATTTGAATACCAAGCCACAGGTTGGGTAGCAGTAACACCAACAGTAGAACTTACAGATGGTTCAGCACCAGCAGCTGTATCAGTTACAGGCGCATACCTAGTAACTGTTGATGCAGCACCAGGTTCAACAGAAATTGAATATTGGAAAGCAGCAGCATCACCAGGCGCTGGCGCATGGGATGCCTCAGGTGCCACATTTGCACCACACTACAGTGAACCAAGTTCACCAAGTGTTGGAGACTTATGGGTTAAAACTACTTCACCAGGTAGCGGTGTTAAATTAGATATTTCAAAATACACAACAGCATCAGGTTCTTTTGTATCAACTCCGGCTCTTTATGCAGACGCAAGTGATCCAGACGGAACTACAAGCGACATTAACCAAAACGGTTCGGCTGCAGTAGCTAGAACATTACAAGAAGGTGATATTTGGTTAGAACTTGCCGCTAATAAATTAGTAGTAAAAGCATACACATCAGGTTCTTGGGCTAATGTTGTTGTAACAGCATCATCAACAATGCCAACAGGTGCACCATTAGATGGTACAGTTTGGCATGATGGCGACATTAACGAATTAGCTATTTACGAAGTTGAAGACGATAGTGGAACACAAAAATGGAAGCGTGTAACTAACGTAGCATACGGAACAGACGCACCAGCAGTGGGTTCAGTAGGCGATTATTGGATCGACACTGATGAAGCAGGCTATCCAGCAATTTACCGTTCAAGCGGTAGTGCATGGGTTAAGAAAGACAATGCAGATCAAACATCATCAAATGGTGTTGTATTTGGTGATCTTTCACCAAACGATACAGCAGCAGGTGCCTTTGAATCAGTAATTATCGGCGCAAATCCATTATTACACCCAGTTGGAACAACAGGTATTAACATGTGTCATTCGGGTGGTACTGTAAGAATGTACGATAGTTCATTATCAACAGTTTGGAAATGGCGCAACCATGCTCCAGCACAAGCAGATGGATCAGGTTCATTTGGTAGACATGCTCAAAGAGCAGTAGTTGTAGCGGCAATGCAAGCAAGTGCATCTGCAGCTGACCATAGAGCAGAAACAGTAGCATTTAGCTTAATAGCAGCTCCTGGTTATCCTGAAATGACAGACGAAATGGTAGCACTAAACAGTGACAGAAATGAAACAGGTTTTGTTATCGTTGACGCACCTTTCCGTTTAACACCAGCACAAGCAGTAACTTGGGTACAAGGCGCAGGCGCTTCAGCTAATGGCGAAGCAGGCTTAGTAACTAAAAATACTTACAGTGCAGTTTACTACCCACATGCATTAACAACTAACCCTTCTACAGGTGATAACGTTGTTGCTCCAGCATCACACATGGCATTATACACATATGCATTTAGTGATAACGTGAGCTTCCAATGGTTTGCACCAGCAGGCTTAACACGTGGTGTTGTACAAAACGCATCAGGTGTAGGTCATTTAAATGCAGAAGGCGAATTTGTAGGTGTATCACTTACACAAGGTCACAGAGACACAATGTATAATGCTAAGTTAAACCCAATCGCAAGATTCCCGGCAGAAGGCACAGTTGTATTTGGACAGAAAACATTACATGCAGGTGCATCAGCACTTGATCGTGTTAATGTTGCTCGTTTAACAGCATATCTAAGAGAACGTTTTGCCGTAATAGCAAGACCTTACTTGTTTGAGCCAAATGACAAAAGCACAAGAGCAAATGCAAAAGCAACGTTTGATGGCTTTATGTCAGGTGTGTTACAAACAAGAGGTGTAACAGACTTTGCAGTAGTATGTGACGAAACAAACAATACAGCAGCAAGAATCGATGCAAACGAATTTTGGATTGATGTTGCAATTGAACCTACTAAGTCAGCAGAATTTATTTACATTCCAATTAGAATTGTAAATACTGGCGAACTTGGTTAAAAGGTAGCTATATACGACTAAATTTAATAAAGGTTGCTTTTTTTAAAAGTGGCCTTTATTTTTTTTGTCAATTATGATAAATACATATAGTATATAACTACAACAGTTTATTAAGGAGAAAAAGATGGCTGTAAATTTAAATCAATTTGGTGTACCTTCGTCGGCTAGTGATAACTCGACTTTGATGCCAAAACTACAATACCGTTTCCGTGTTAACTTCACAGGAATGGGAAACGTTGCTGCAGATCGTACTAGTTCAACACAAAACGTAATTAGTGCAGGACGTCCAAGCATTACACACGAAGAAGTTATTGTTGATTCATATAACTCAAAATCATACATTGCAGGTAAACATACTTGGGAACCAATTAGTATTGTTTTACGTGATGACGTGAATTCAAGCGTAATTAGATTAATTGGACAACAGTTAAACAACCAATTAGACCATAACTCACAAGGTGCTGGCATCTCTACAGATGGAACAGTATCAGGATTGTCATATAAATTTAATATGGAAATTGAAATCCTCGATGGTACAGCGGCAGCAGCACCACTTGATAAGTGGGAATTAGCTGGTTGTTACTTGTCAAACGTACAGTATGGAGATCTTAACTATGGCACAAGTGACATGGTACAGGTAACTATGCAAATTCGTTATGATAATGCAGCACACACACTTGAAACTCAAGACGACGATTTACTTTCAGACGTAGGGTAAATTAGATTGATTTAGTTGGCTCTTAGGGCCAACTAATCAGTTCAGGAGTTACAGATGAGAACCAACTACGCATACGATAAGTATAACCAAGGCACTGGCGCAAAGCAAGTAGTCAAAGGGGTTCCAAGGCATAAATTTAATTTTACTGCCAGCTTAAAGTATGTCAGCGACACTGGAAGCAGTGTGTTTGATAATGGAATTCAAACATTGGAATTGGATAAAATATTAAATATCCAAATGCCAAGTTGGACTTCGTCAGCTGTGACAATGAACGCATATAACAAAAAGAGAGTAGTTCAAACAAACTATGAATATTCTCCAATAATACTAACCGCATACGATATCCATTCTCCTTCGGTCCTGCAAAATTTCTTAAAAGATTATTCAAACTACTATTTTGCAGGACCAATGAACATTGATCCAACTGATGATTTTGCTACACTAGATGCAGGTTTTAAATTACAGCGAGATAGAAACTTTATCAAAACATTAGATATTGTAAGAAGCGATAATCAGTCAGTTAATAAAATAACCGTATACAATCCAGTTATTACATCAATAGACGCAGATACATTAGATTACTCAGATAGTAGCCTTGTACAATACAAACTTACATTTGTTTACGAAGGCTACGATATCAGAGACATATCAAACACTTAGGAGACTCAATGCCTAAGAACTACATGCAAGGCATTTACGAGGTTTCTAACCCAGGTAAATACTTAGGTAAAAAAGCACCAAGATATAGAAGCGGGTGGGAACTAGCAGTATTCCGTATGTGTGACAATCATCCAGCCGTACTAGGTTGGGGAAGTGAAACACACAGAATTCCGTATAGAAATCCATTGACAGGTAAAGCATCAACCTATGTTCCAGATTTACTTATGGTATACAAGGATGCAGGCGGCGGAAACCATGCAGAAATGGTTGAAATAAAACCAGCAAAGCAAACATTAGGTGAAGCTAAAACACAAATGGATAAAGCGCAAGCAGTGGTTAATCATGCTAAGTGGGAATCAGCAAGAGCATGGTGTAAGCAACAAGGAATGGGCTTTAGAGTTATAACTGAACATCAAATATTTAACAAGCCTACTCGTTCTAAAAAGAGGAAGAAATGACAAAAAAATTAGAAGAAGAATTTAACTTACCATCAATAGAAGAATTAATGCCAGATGTTGAACCTGAAGAAGAATTAGAGCCAACTGTTGAAGAAACTCAAAACGAAATAGTTAAATATAAAGATGATTTAAGCATTGCAGAACGTGCCGATGCAGCACTTCCTATGGTAACAGGAATGGAAGAGCTCGACAGAGAAATGGATGCATATGCATCAAAGGCTATGGCAACATTTGATGATTTAGTAGATTTAGGTAGAAATGTAGAAGATAGACACGCTGCACCAATATTTGATAGTGCAAGTAAAATGCTTGCGGCCGCATTACAGGCCAAACAAGCTAAAATGGACAAAAAAATGAAAATGATTGAACTACAAATGCGTCAACAACGAATACAGCAAGAAGAAAAGAAAACTGATGCATATGTAAAAGATAAACTTGGAACAGATGAAGATACAGAAGAAGTTACAGGACGTATAATTGGAGATAGATCAGAGTTATTAGCCGAAATCATGAATAAAATGAAGAACGATGATAAATAGTATTATGGAGAAGACGTTATGAAATCATTTACACAATATCTTGTAGAATCTAATAAAACTTGGAATTTCTGCATCAAAACAATTCATCAACTAACAGATGAACAGTGTGATCGCATCGAGAAGCACCTAATGAAATATGACTCGACAGGACTCAGTGCTGAAAAGAAAACAATACTACAAAGTATACCAAGAGACTTCCCTCAACACAGAGGATATGAAGTTTATTCATATGAATTTGAAACAAAGTTAATTACAACATCCGCTCAAGTACAAACTGAGATTGGAAACATGTTGGGATTAAGAGATGGTGTGCTAAAAGTAAAAGGCGAACACGAAACAGATGTTGATACAAAAGAAGAACACTTTGAACCAGAAGAAGTTCCAGCAGACGAACTATCAGGTGAAAAGCATAACGCTAATTTAATCAAGGAGTTGTTAAAACTTCGTAAAGAAAAGGAAAAAGGCAATGAGTGATTTAGAGAGAATATTAAAACTTGCTGGTAGCCAAGCAACGGTAGAACAAACACCAAGCCCGGCTCCTGAAGCAACACAAAGAGAAATGAAACCAGTGGCACAAGAAGCAGTTGGCGAATTTGCAGAACCAATTTATGATTTAATTGATATGCATTTTGAAGGCGACTGTCAACCAGTATTTGACGATTTAGTTCGTTATTTAAGTGGCGATCAAATTGAAGATTTTGTTGCAGACTTTAGACGCAACCATGATTTAAATGACATGGGTGATGACATGGACGAAGCACAACAACTAAACGCATCAGACTACAAATGCGAAGACTGTGGCGACACAATGCATGAACCAACTACAGATTGTTCACATGATTGCAATGATGAAACAGGTAGCTGGTGGAAAGATGAGAACGGCAATGGCGTTCCAGATTCATTAGAAGAAGCTCCAAATGAAGGCAATGAATTCTCAGGCGAATTAGCAAAAGCTAAA